TGCGCCGTGAAGTAGTGGCCGTAAAGCTGCTGGATCGGAGACCAGCGGCCGGCAGTGTCGTCGAGGAAATCGCGGATCGCGTCGAGCGAGGTGGAGTCGATATACGGGCCGACGAGGAAATCGAATTCCTGATCGCCGAGGCTCGACAGCGGCGCGACGAGATCGGGCACGCCGTTACCGCCCGTCAGCGGCACGACGGTCACGTTGCTCGCGTTGAGCACGTTCGACTCGTCGCTCGCATAGGTCACTTCCTGCCCGTTGCCGAGCGCGCCGTTGTGTCGCGCGGTGACGTTGATCTTGGCCGGCGTGGTGCCATCCACGGCCGCCACAAAGGGCAGATTGGCCGAGTTGATCGCAACAGCCGCGTTAGTCGCAACCTGCGCCGCAGTGTGCGAGGTATTGACCTGAAACACGACGCGGCGGCCGAGCACCCACAGGATCGCGGCGCCGGTGACGCCGGGCGCGGTGAACGTGAGCGAGCCGGCGGCCTTGGCGCCGGCGGGATCGGTGAGCGGCAGCGCCCAAAGCGGCTGAAACGGCGCGTTGCGGCGCGCGATCTTGAACATCGCCGACAGCATCGAGCCGACACCGAAAAACGCGTCGGCCTCGGCTTGGTTCTGGATCGGGCCGATAACCGTGCCGGCCGCAGCCGTGCCGGAAGCGAGCTTCTGCCCGATCAGGACGACGCGCGGATCGTTCTGGAACGGCGTGCCGCCCGAATTGATCTCGGCGTAGAAGAACGGCACCAACAGGTTTCCGGGAATGTTGTTGAAAGCGACGGACATATTGACGTGACTCCGTATTCCCCCGAGGCATCAGCGCCGGGCGGTTGAGGTGGTGATTTGCGGTTGAGGTGGAGTTAGGCGAGCGGCGCCCGAGCGCAGCGCCCGGCGTTGCTGCACGCATCCGGCGTCACGCAATTGGCGCACACCGCGAAGGCCGCCGGCGCGGCCGGGGCATCGGCCGGAGCGTGCGCGGAGGTAACGACGGGATCGGCGCGCTCGACATCACGATCGCGAAGCCGGCGCGCCCAATATTGCGACATGGTTTTCCACTCGCCGTTCGGATCGAGCGGAATGAACGTCAGCGGATCGCGCACCAACGCGATCACGGTTTCGCCCTCGATCTCGATCGGGGCCGGCTTGAGATAGATGTCAGTCATTTACTGCCCTTGCAGATTGGCGGCCGTCCCCGACACCGGCACGGTGTCCGAAACGCCGGGTTGCGGCGCCGTGGTGATCCCCACAGTGTTGAGGTTGACGCGCGTCGGCATAACTGGCGCCATGCGGGCCATGCCGAGGGCGAGATCGTGCAGATACGTGCTCGGCCCGAGTTGCGTCGCGATCGTCTTGAGCAAGCCCGACAACCGATCGAAATCAACCGGCGCCGTCACGGGCGCCGGATCGTAACAGGACTCCTTGAGGCACACGCGCGTGCGGATCGTGCGCGCCGCGAGGCGGATGCTTTCCTCGCCGTTGCGGTGCTTGATGGTGGACTCCCAACCATCGAACGGCAGCTTGCACATGCGCCGGAACAGCGCGCCCGACGGGCCGAAGTGCAAGGCGTGGTAAATCTGTTCCTCAAGCACGCCGAGCGTCGCCTCGATCGCGGCGTCGGTGTCGGCATAATCGACGATCAACTCCGAGCCGCCGCCGCCGTCCGTGACGTTGAATTTGGCAACCACGGAAATCTCAAAGACGAGATCGACATCGCCCTTGTAAAACTGCGGCCCGGCTTGCGCGATTTTCGTCAAGCTCGTGTTTTCGGTATAGACGCCGATCAACGGCCGCTTTTCCTCGTCGCCGAGATCATCGATCGGATCGATGCGAGAGTCGGACACGTAGAGCCCGGCGAGCGTCGGCCACGGCCCGTTGGCGGCGAGCAGCGCCGAGGGCCGCAGCGCCTCAAGCGCGGTCAACCGCAAGAATTCACGCGCGAGCATCGGCTAGACTCCGTTCAAGGTGAGGCGGACAAAGCCAGGCGTCGAGGGCAACACCTCGTGAATTTTGAAGCGCCGGCCGTCATCCTCTTTGGTGACGACATCGCCGATCCGTGGTTTCCACGGCAAGCGCGACAGATCGAGCGACACATAGGGCCGCACGGTCGAATGCGATGCGCGCTCGGGCGTAACGCCGACTTGCGCGAAAGGTCCTTGCGCCGCGCGCGCCGAGGCCTCGCCGAACGGGCAAAGCACATGCTCGACGACGGGCCGATCCGCATCGGGGATCAGCGGCGCGTTGCGATCGGTCTGATATTTCATCGGGGCGAACGTGAATTGATCGCCCTGAATTCGGTCATGCGTCACCGCCGCAGCGGCGACAGCACGCGCAAACGGTGACGCCATGACTTTACCTCGCGTTAGCCGACAACCGGGCCGATCTTGACGGTGCCGACGGTATCACCCGAGGCCGCAGCGACGACGGCGACGCCGACTTTGGTATTGCTGGCGCTCGTCTTGGTGAAATTCTTCGCCGTGTTGTCCCAATAAACGGCATCACCCTCGGCCCACGCCGCACCGGCGGCCTTGGGCATGTCGGAAAAGATGCCCTTGACGCGCATGGTGAAGGTATCGCCGACGGTCGCATTGTCCGCGATCGGCACGCCGAACAGGTTGGTACCGATCAGGATCGGCACGCCGCCGAGCACGCCGCCGGCCGGCACGGTCAAGGTGAGGTTGTCACCGTTGGAAACGTAGTTCTTCATTTGCTGGATTCCCTTGAGCAAAAACGAAAGCGGCCGACGCAATCAAGCGCCGGCCGCCGTGAGGACTTCCGAGAACGTCGGCTTAGTTGCCGGCGTTGTAGAACATGCCGCGATAGTCGATCGCCTTCGCAGCGAAGTCGAGCCGGCCCTTGATCTCGACGCCATCCACGTCAAAGCCGATGCGGCTTTCGGTGTAGAGACCTTCCTCGCCTTCGAGGTAGGCATATTCGATGGTGTCGATCATGGCCGGATCGGCGAACAGATACCAGCCATTACCCGAGAGACGCGCCTCGACGATCGGCTCAAGCGAGCCGGCGAACGGGTTAACCTGCGCATTCTGCGTCGGGTAAAGCGTGGTCGCGAGGAACTGCTGCGCCTCGGTTTCCTTGTCGGGCGACACGACGATGAACGCCGGAGTCAGGTTCAACGGCTCGGCGTCGGCGGCCTTGTTGGCGAGGCCCTTCTGCTTACGCATCGCGGCCCGGCCCTCATTGAGCGACGCGAGGGCGATAGCGCCCGGCGTGCCGAGGTTTTTGTGCGTCGCGTGGAACATCGCCACACCGTCGCCCATGGCGGCGTTGGCGGTGATGATCGCCCAAAACAGCGAGGCCTCGGTTTCCGCAGCGGCCCGGCCGAACAGCATCGGAATGCGATCGAACGCGCCGAGATCGTCATTGATCAGCGCTTGACGCGTGATCATGACCTTGCGGCCGTAGGTTGCCAGCGCGTACGACTCCTTGGAGTCGGCGAGCGCGGCGTGCGTGTACTCGCCGCCTTCCTTGATCGGCTTGAGGTTCGGCATGTTCGAAAGCTGAGTGATCGCGCGCGTTTTGAAGTCGGGCGCGTTGTTCTGGCGAGACAGCCGTTTCCAGTGCTGCGGCGCCACGTCATAGGCCGAGCGCAAGCGCTTGGACACGACATTGGCGAGGATGTTCGGGAAATCGGAGGTGGACATCGCGCCACCCGAACGCGCCGCGAGGCCGTCCAGGCCGAGCAGTCGGCCGGCAAGGTCCATCTTGCCGAGGCCGCGAAGGCGCTCGCCGGTGACGGACTCATGATAGGAGCGGCCCATCTCCATCAGCGACATACCGCGCCACTCGCGGGCCGCGTCGGTGAGTTTGGTCGCGGGATTGGCGCGGTGCATGATCGCATTTTCGAGCGCGTCGCGCGTGTTCTCGATCGCCTCGCGGCCGACGCTGGCATCGCCACTGCGGGACGAAATCGAGGTGGCATCGGCGCGAGCGGCAATCGCCTCAAGCGCGGCGGCGCGAGCGGCCTCGATCGTGGTGCCGGCGGCGGTATGGGTCGCGGCGAAGCCGTCGAGACGGTGACGCACGGCAAGCTCGGTGATGCCGGCGACGCGGGCGCGCTCGGCCTCGACGGCCGCACGGATCGCGGCGGCGTCATAGGCCGGCGCGGGCGGCACGACGACGGGCGCGGCGCGGGTCTCGGTGGTGGTGGTGGTGGTGG